ATTGGGGCCAATAAATGTTTCTTTTCTAAATATGTTTTTATAATATTCAACATTTTATTTGTATTTAAATTTTCATATAAGTAACATAACACTCCAGCAAATACAAAAAAAATATTGCCACCACTTAAAACATATGTTGAATTACTTATAGGTACGCCTCCCAAGTAAGACGACCATTGTTTTTTTAGTTGATAATTTATGTTGGTTGCGCCACAAGACAACAACTGAAGAGTATTTTCTAAATATTGATATTTTTGATTAATAATTGGAGGACTAATTTGAAGTATAGCTTGAAAAATATTTGCTTTTGTAAAATAAGCACATATTATTTTGTATTTATACATATCTATCACTTTATTTGCTATAATAATTTCCTTAGTGGGTGTTTCTTTTGATGATTTTGCGAATTCGTTCAATAAACGATACGCATAAACTATATCCGATTCATTGTATAATTGCCATATAAATATTTCTCTGAATTTTACCAACCAATTTTGCATCGTCTCTGTTCGAGTCAATTGTCCAGCTTCTTCCTTTTCTTTTGCTTCTTTCATTTTTTCCTCTAATAATTTTTCATAATCTTTTTCTATATTGCAAATTTTATATTGTATGGCCTGTATATTTGTTACTATATTATGCAATGAGGATGAATTATAAAAAGGTGTAGAGTTTTTTATAGAGTTATCTACAAATTCATTCATTTGTGAATCTATATTCAAACTTTGACTATACATTTCATCATTTATTTCATTCTTAATTTCTACATCTCCTGTATGCTGACTTAAAAATTCAGGATCATAATCGCTTATTTCTACATCTCCTGTATCCTGAGTTAAAAATTCGGGGTCATAATCACTTATTTCTATAGGTAGTCCCTGAGAATTAGCAATTGTTTCTCTAACATTTAAATTAGAACCATTTGTTAATATATTCATCAAAGAACCACCTTTGATAGTTTTTCTAGATTTATTTTTTTTAATCATCTTTTTATATGTTTTACGAGGTTTTCTTAGAGAACCGCATTTAGAAGGATTCAATACATATACCATACATTTATATTTTCCTATAGGAATAAAATGTTTGTTATATATTTTTGGACTTTCATAGAATCCTTCTTTTTTGTCTAATAATGTAGTATCTTTTATATGATAAATTTTTCCATGAACAACTTTTCCTTTACAAGGTTCAATCGTGGCTACACCTGATCTTCTTGGATGATCTAATATTTTTCTAAAGACCATCGCGTAATCTTTTAATATTTCATTCGTTATAAATGTATAAGAAGTATATTTACCCAATTCTTTTTCAGATAAATTAGCACCATAACTGAAATAATACATATATGTATGTATAGATTAGTTATAGTACCAATTCATAGATAGCCATGGAGGAGTATCATACACCTTTTTATTCGTAATCTGGGTTAAATTTGGTCCAGACGCCATAATATTTTGTATTGTTTCTTCCGATACAGCATAATCATAATATCTTAAATTAGAAATGTATCCACCAAATCCCTTTTTGTCTCCAATGGTCGTATCGTAATAATTTTGTTTTGGAACATTCAACAAAATATGCTCTTTGGTCATAATTCCATTTATATATACATTCACTTTTTTATCTTTTAAAGTAATCATAGTTTGTACCCATTTTTCAATAGGTATATCATCTATTTCAATGGTCTCGTATATAGTTTCATTTTCGGAATACGTATTTATGACAAGCAATAAATGATTGTTTTCTTCGTCATAATATAAACCTGGCGAATTATTTAAAAAAGTTACATTATAATGTTCTAACGAATCATATAAACTATACGTCCCTTTTGAAAATAGACGTTTGTATGGATTACCGCTATTCAAAAAAGGGTCTTCAATATAAAACCACAAAGACCAAGTATATTCTATACCGGTAAGTTCATTTACTGAACGCATAATAGGAACAGAATTGCTTATATTTGGATTACTGGATATTATCATCTCTTGGTTACTTTCGACCATTCCATTTACCAAATATGGACTACGAGTAGAACCATATATATATTGTAAAGCATATAATCCTAAATGAAACAATACTACAAATACGATCAATATCAATAATATAAATACAAACTTACTTATAGTGGTATTTACTTGAAAAAATGAATGATCAATTGAAACATTTTCTGATTTGACTTCCTTGGGTTGAACTTCCTTTTCTTGTCGAGGAGTATTCGAATTTTTGGATTCCTTATTATTGTTGTTCATAGATTTATTCTTGTTTGAATTTGACATTTATATTCATACAATATAATATTTTGCTCGTTCATTATTATCTTCATAAAATGTAACCGAAGCGTTGTATTTACTAAACAAAGACCCTACGACAACTGGATTAAATCCTTCTTTATAAATTTTGTAGGCTTTGTAAGGTGACACCAAATAATTATAATAAGATGTTTTCGATATAGACCCAGAATATCCACCATCAGAACAAATAAAGAAATCATTATGGTCAAATTCGCTCATAAATTGAACCCCATTAAATGTTTTGGTTTGTACTAATTTACCATTCATATAAGTATCTACATGATTGTCTCCAAATCCATAAATTACATTGAACCATTTTTGCAAAGGTATATTTTTTAAAGTAGAACTATGTTCGTTGTTGATTGAATCGCAACTATTGTTTTCGATATCCACTAAGGTTCCATCTAAACATTCATACACTTCATCTACACAGCGAACTCCTGAAGTAGATGCCATATATTCACCAGTTTCAGGATTGAAATTACATTCTAATAATTCATCTGAAATGTCTTGTGTATTTTCACTACACCATAATTTTGCTAGATCATAATTGTTTGATAGATCATTGTCTGAACTATCGTTTATATAAAAATCAACAACCATATCATTTTTGTAAGGGTCTAAATAAACATGCGGATTTTGTTTTTTTTCAGCATTTTCGCGTTTTAAAATGGTTTTCTTTTTTCCGAACTTATAATTCCAATCGTTTACATAAATCCACATAGAAATTGAATATTGTCCGTTGCTCTTATTTATGGTGTCTCGTGGAACACGTATGGTTTGAGTTGCATCCGTGACATTGTTTACCATTCCATTATAATTTTGAAATAAATTCATATTCATAAAAATGAATATTCCTAATAGAAACAATAAGATAATCATAATGATTTTAGTTGTATTTTGCATTTGGTTAGTAAATATTACATAAGCAATGATTACAAATAATATAGAAGAAAGAATATTCCAAAAACTAAACAATAACATTATATTAATTATTTATTTTATTATAAATTTCTTTTATTTTATACAAAGACAATGGTTGGTCATAATATCGCAAATGAGATATGGCGCCTAGGTCAGTATTTTCACCGGAACCTACTTGTAAAACATCGGTATCATTTATATATGGAGACACATTCGATTGGGTAGAAACAATTTCATTATTTACAAATAAATCAAACTGACCATTGACATAATTCATAACAATATGGTTCCATCTTTGAAATAAAATTTTACTGGTATTATAAATACGCGTTTGTTGAAATGTTTTATTACTTACTTTATCCTTTATTTCTATAACTAATTCACGAGTATTGTAATCGTAATATAAAGATGGTCTTGACCCTAAGGTCAATATTAACGCCTTGTCTCTATGCTTATCCGATAATATATTGGAATTTAAGTATAGTCCAAAAGAAATACCATAATGATATGTATGTAGTATTGGGTTAGTATATTGAGACAACAATTGTTTCAATTTTTCATGTTCATCTTTATATCGAGTGATTAAATCTTGAATAGCGTCGCTATTAGGTTCTTCTGGTAAAGAAGTCACATTCCACTTGGGTAGATTGACTTCACTTAACGAACGAAATTCTTCTTTATACAATGGTCCATTGTTTATGTTTTCTTTTAATTCTTTGAGCGTAAGAGTTAAAATGCTTTTATTCAAAGATTCTTTGGTATGTATCAGTAATAACCCATCGTGAATATATAAATATTGATTTATCATTGGTATTATAAAAAAAAGTATAATCAATAGCATCAACATGAATCCCAACACATATGTGGTTTTATTCGTTTGTTTGGCATCATCTATAAAATAATTGACCACTAAAATCAAAATACATGGTATATAAAAAATGAAATATTTAATGACTTGAAATAAATCATCCCCCTTACCAAAATCAATAGTGGTATTACCGAAAAATATATTATATACTATAGCCATAACAACGAGATAAAATAAAAATACTGCCCCAAATGATATATTTATTGTATACAACAATATATACTTTAAGATAAAATATAATATAGCAAAACCTAAAAATATAGATATATATTGTAATACTTTATAGGAAAACTCCATTGGATTTATTATATGACCAATAGAGATAAATAAAAATACAGCTGACATAGTAAATAATAGGATAAAGGGTAAATATATATAATCTAAAATTTGGTAAGGATTTAAAATAAAAAAGGCGTAACCCAATAATACAAATATGGATGTAAGTATCATCTTTTTATTTTGATTCAACTCTATCATTATATATATTATAACATATTTTCCATAGCAGTTTTTTTACCGTGACAATCTCTACATAATGCCACTAAATTACTGATTTCATTTGTTCCACCATGTTCAAGTCTTATTGTATGGTCTACTTCAAACCAAGCAGGTAATTGTTTTTGACATTCGCCGCATTTCCAGTTTTGCATAGAGGCCACGTATTTTTTTTTTGTTTCACTTACACTTCGTTTCGATTTGGTTCCTCCAGACGTTTCTATTTTTTCTATGGCACTTTGTTTTGGTAAGAATGGAGTGATAAGTTGTTTAGACTCTTTGTCAATTGGTAATACTTTGATAAAGTTATTGAAAATAGAAACAGATCCCATATGTTTTCCATTTGAAGACATGATATATAACCCTAAACCAAATAAGGCTATTCCGAACATTTTATAATATTTTTTGTAAGTTTTGAATAAATGAAAATAGTAATGTTCGTGATAAGTATCATAAATCAAAAGTCCAGTAACTATAATTATCCATAATTTAAGTTGCATATATAAAGTAAATACAAATTAATACAATGATTATAAACAAAACCACAGTCCATTTCTTTTTCATGTCCAGAGTTTTTTCTTCTTGAGAGACAAATAATATATCATCGTAATGTTTGACGTAATCTTCTTGATCTAAATAACTCATTTGTTGTTTTATATGATATAATTTATAAATCATATATCCATAGTTTACCATTTGTGAATTTGTATCATAATAATTTATAATAGAATTTTCCTTTATTATTTGAAAGAATAAGGACTGGTGTTTGGGTAAAAAAAAGGGCAATGATTCAAACAATTGTTTGATTTTTTTCTTATGAGCAATACTAGGAACATAGGAACGAGTAATAAAATAGATGTATTGAAATACTATATCTATATTTATGCGAATCATATAAATATATAATATAAATAGATTTATGATAGGTAAACCCCTATGTAATAATTGTGAAAATTATGGACATTTATTTTATAATTGTAAACGCCCTATTACAAGTTTAGGTATCATATGTTATCGTTACAATAATGATGTAGTAGAATATTTGATGATACAGCGAAAAGATACCTTAGGATATGTGGATTTTTTAAGAGGAAAATACAACGAATATAACGATTTTCATTTAAAAAATATAATCCAAGAAATGACCGACTATGAAATATCCCAAATATTGAATTTATCTTATGACGAATTATGGGATAAATTATGGAATAAAAAAAATGAACCTTACGATATAAAACACAAAGAAAAAATGTTATTTGTATTGAAACATAAACGTCATTTGTTAGAAAATCCATATTGGTCTTTGCCAGAATGGGGATTTCCAAAGGGTCGTAGAAACTACAGAGAAAAGGATATAGATTGTGCTTTAAGAGAATTTCGTGAAGAAACTGGCTATCCTATTTTTAATTTATCTTTTATCCATAACATAGTTCCTTTTGAAGAAGTATTTACCGGTTCTAATTTAAAATCCTATAAACACAAATATTATATTGGATATATGAATTATAAAGATACATTATATAATGCTAAATACCAAAAAAGTGAAATTGGTAATATGAAATGGTGTAATTATGAAGAATGTTTATCCAAAATTAGACATTATAATACGGAAAAAAAACACGTGATTAATTGTGTAAATGAACTAATTAAAAATAGTAATATATATTAAATATGAAATACATAAATCCAAAAATAAATGCAGATAACTTAAACGATTATTTTGAACATATCAAAATCGTTGGAGATGGTAATTGTGGAGTATATGCTATTATATATAATTTGAAATATCATAGTTCTTTGAATACTTATGATGATTTTGAAGACCTTTATAATGTAAAGGGTGAACTATATTATGATGAAACTGCTAAAAAAATGTTTAGAACACATATGTCTCAAATATATGCCGAACAAAAAAAATTATTAACTAACCAAAACACAATAAAACGTTATGAAGAAAGAGTAACAACAATCCAACAAGACAAAGAATGGTTAGTAGACACTGACATTACTTTATTTGGTGAAGCGAATGATGTATGTATTGGTGTTTTTGAACCTTTACCAAAGTTTCGGTTTACGGTTGTCTCTAATATAGATAAGGGTATCAGTTTAGACCAATGTACCAATAACATATTTTTATACAATACAGGTTATACAGTAGGAACTCATTTTGATGTATTAAGTCCATTGTCGGACGCAGAAATATATAGCGATTTGACCAACGACGAAATCATTCAATATCAGGGAGCATCGGATTCTTCACTAAAACAAATTACAAATCAATTGTTTTATAAACAAAAAGATATGGTTAAGTTGAACACATTTATTAGTGTTTTGAATAATCAGTTGAATATTCATTTAGATGAAAAAAATTCATTTTATGCCGAACTCCCAGAGAAAATAGACCAACAAATCGTATTGGAATCTGAACAAATCAAGGAAAAGAAGGTACCCGAAAAGTCTAAACCTAAACCTGAAACCAAAACGCACTTAGTTCCATTTACAGACGTAGATAATGAATTATTAAAAGATTTTCCGTTATATACTCCAAACACCATACAAATAAATATGAAAAAGTTTTACTTGAACGACCAATATGGATTTTATGATACAATACATGAATTATTAGATGATTTATATAAAGAAACGGAACAAGATAATGGAAGTTGCGACAAATCATCGTCTGAATTTGTTATGTTGAGACATCAAAAAATAGTTCAAACATATTTAAATAGTTATACCCCTTATAGAGGATTATTATTGTATCATGGTTTAGGTTCAGGTAAAACATGTAGTTCCATTTCTATTTTAGAAGGTATGAAAAACGATAAAAAAATATATATTATGACACCGGCCTCATTGCAGCAGAACTATCGCACCCAGTTACAATTTTGTGGTGATAAAATTTTCAAAACAAAAAATAAATGGACAAAATTGGTTGTGAATGAAAATTATGATAGCGTAATTCAGTTGTTTAAAGACTATTTACATTTAGACAAAGATAAAGAAGAATTAGTTAAATACATTGAACAACACAAATGTGTTTGGTTAATACATGAAGGTGGTACTTCTTATAGTGATTTGAGACAAGAAGATAAATCACAAGTAAATCAACTCATTCGTTTATTGATAAGTGTAAAATATCGTTTCATCAATTATAATGGAGTCAATAAGAAAAAATGGGAAACCATCAAACAAAATAAAAATCCATTTCATAATAGTGTAGTGATTATAGACGAAGCGCATAACTTTATTGGAAAAATATACAACAAATTATCGGTGGACAAACCATCCGTGTCTAGAGATATGTATGAACATTTAATGGACGCTCAAAATTGTAAAATTGTCTTGTTGTCAGGTACGCCTTATATAAATTCTCCGGCCGAATTAGGCGTTATGATTAATTTAATATCAGGATATACGACGCAATACGAATTCAAGCTCAATGGAAAATATGACAAGGATCAATTAAGAAAACAATTGGAACCTATAGAAAAATATAATGTAGTAGACTATAAATTAAATGCGATTCATATCAGTAGAAATCCATATGGATTTATAACTACACCAAGTGGTGAAATCGAATACGAACAATCGGCTTCTTACAGAGAAGCTAATAGCGATAAAGCGTTTGAAACAAAAATAAAAACGTTACTGAATAATGTGACAGGTGAACTATCTACTAACAAGTATAAAAAAATGCCTGAAACCGAAAAAGATTTTAATAATTTATTTGTAAAACATGAAGGATCTATCAAACTTATCCATAACAAAGAATTTTTTCAAACCCGTATTGCCGGATTAATTTCTTATTTGGGAGACAAAACATCTCTTATGCCTCGATTATTGGATATTGTGGTAGAAAATATACCTATGAGTTCGCATCAGAAAAAACAATATGATATTTACAAACAAAAGGAGTCTACTAAAAAAAGCGACGCAAAAAGCGAAGGTAGTTATAAAGTATTTACTCGCGCAGCATGTAATTTTGTATTTGATGAAAAAATACCACGACCTTTCCCTACTATGAGTATAAAAACTGAAAAAGATTTCGATTATGCAAATAAGGAAGAACGTATTCAAGACGCACACGGAATCGAAGAAGACGGAGACCTTATTGTAGAAGATACCACTTACGATACTAATATAAAACGGTTCATTTCACAGATTGTGGCGAATCGTCAAAATTATTTTTATAATGAACTCAATAAAGTAGCTATTTTTGAACAAACCGATGTAGAAGGTGGATTACAAAAATATAGTCCAAAATTTCATAAAATACTAGATAATATTTTGAATAATTTGAATAAATGTCAACTACTTTATAGTGGTTTCCGACGAATTGAAGGTATAGAAATGATGTCTTTGATGTTGAAATATCAAGGTTTCAAACAATTAGAAATAAAAAAGGTAGGTAATCGGTTTAAAATTGAACTTCATGGACTTCCAGGTTATACCTACAATAAACTACATGTATTTACTTTATATACAGGGACAGAAGAAAAAGAAGTCAAAGAATATATTCGTAACATTTACAATAGTGATTTTAATAAATTGCCTTCTTATATGATTGATGATTTGAAAACATTGTATAATTTAGATGAATTAGATAATATACGTGGAGACATAATTAATTTATTGATGATTACAGCATCTGGTGCCGAAGGGATTGATTTACAAAATACTCGAATGGTTCATATTACCGAACCTTATTGGCATTATGTTCGAATAGAACAAGTGATTGGTAGGGCAAGGAGAATTTGTAGTCATAGTCGATTACCAAAAGAAGAACAAGACGTCCAAGTACATATATACATAAGCGAGTTAAAAGATGATAATAAAATGATATCTACCGACGAATTTCTGTATAAAATTATGAATGAAAAACATATGTTGTCAGAATCTTTTTTGAATACTTTAAAAGAAAGTGCGATTGATTGTGTATCTCCCAATAAATGTTTTAAATTTCCAAACAAAGAAAAACGAAATAGAGTCTATGAATTGGATTACAAAAAGGAACCGCAACAAAAACAAAAACGAAATAAAGAGTTTATGAATTATTTTATCGAGGTAGACGGTAAAAAAATTCCAATTTTGTACAACGAGACAAAACCTCAGGAAGCTTATATACAAAAAGATAAAAAACTGATTAGTTATAATGTAATCAATAAACAAATGATTTATAATGGTAAACCCTACAAAATGAACAAGAATTAACGATTATAAAATAAACTACTTTCTTTACATACACTATCTTCACAATAGGGTAAATTGTATGGACACATATCTGGTTTGGGTATAGTTCCGTAATCATGTTTACAACTCAATTGGTTTACATTATACGAAGTTAATGTATCGGTGGTAGAGTCTAAACTATCTTTGCATACTCCTAATTGGGTATCTTTTACCGAACCCTCGCAAATGGGCAATTCTTTTGGACACATATTTTCTTGTGGAATTTTACTATAATCATGTTTACATTGTATCCATAGATTAGATTGTAGATTGCTATTATATGGTTTGATATATTTTGATATAGGTGGCTCTTTGTAGGGTAGTGGTGTCGGATACTCTGGTATGTTGTCTTTTTGTATCGTATAGTCATTGGTCATAGGCATTACATATTCACCTTGGTCATTTTTTTCATATGGAAATTTATTCATACATTGTGTAAGCATTCCTGAACAATCGTTTGTTTTATAATCTCCATGGTTTAGTTGACCAATATAATTATTGGTAATAGGATTATATAACATATTTGTATCTAAATCACTCACACCATATAAATCTTCACACGATATACCTATTGGGTTGTCCTTTAAAAAGCATACATCGTTTTGTGAATAATCTAATATAAATTCGGTAGATTCAGCGTATTCAATCGTATCATAACAGTTGTTATTATATTTATAAGGTTTTTCTTTAGTACAACTAGAATTCATATTTTTCATATAAGTATCATAATTTACACACAAACCATTCCAAACATAAGGATAGTCTTTATTACACGAGATATCTACCACATTGTCTTCTAATGTGTGGCAACTATTATTTGCGTATAATGGTTTTTCTGGACTACATAAAGATACCGAATAATCTATTTTAGGACTTTTTATTTTTACTTTATTTACCAAATGATTGTTGGTTATAATATAATCATTTGGATTTTTGGGTTCCACTTCAAATGGATAATTGGTTTTATTGTTTACATTATAATAATAATTATCGTGTTGATAACTTGCTTCGGACTCATTCGAATAACATTGTGATATATCTAAATATTGTTCGGTTAAACAACTTTTTTCTTTACATAGGTCACTTACTTTATTCTCATCATAAATCATTTGACCATTGTGAATTGTACAAAGTGTAGATGTTTCTATGGTCGTATCACTAATAAAAGAACATACGTTTTTATATATAGAATTGCACCAAGGACCTCCACTATTTTTGTCGCATACTTTTGGTCCATATTGTGTCGCGTTTTCTAAAGAATTTCCACAAAAACATTGTGGATTACCACGCGAACCATCTTGTAAAGCAAAATAATTATAGTTATTACATTCTTTTGCACACGTTTCTATATTATAAGACTGACCACTTGAGTTTGTCCGTCCTTTATATACATTTAGACCTCGTCTCCAAGTATCGTGATAGGTACCAATTTCGATAGACTTCGATACTACTTGGGGCTTACCGGAATAAGGGTTATTTATTGGAATAGGATTAGTACTATGTATCTGATTTACGCTATCTTCGTTTGAGAATCCAAGACTATATGTATTTATAGATGGAAAATCCCACCGATATATGGCTTGTGTAGTATTCACTCCTATTGTAAATATGGGAGACTTTAAATCTACAAAATAAAACTCTATTTGAAAGCCATTTATACGATCGGTACAACAATCAACTCTATTGTATAAGACCAAACTTTGTATCATTTGTAGATTGAATACATTAGATAAGGGTATATATAATGACGATGAAGTATTTCCTGAATAAACATTGAGGTTGTTTGGAATATCTCGGTTTGCTATATTACTAGCCTTCCATATGGAGCCATTTCTATAAGATGGTAATAGTCTTTTACTAGACCAATCTATAAATTCGGTATGTATATTAGTAAGACTTCCACTTTGCATAGATGTTGAAATATGTTTAGGTAAAACATTTTCGTTGTTTATCCATAATTGCATTTCGCGTAAATTTATCCAGTCATTTTTGGTAGGACTTCTTATGACGATTATATTAAAATTTCCATTATAAGAACTACCTGGAGTAGAAATCCTAGCATTTGTACCTTCTAATGATTTTACCACTTTTGAATGGTCTGAACAATTATATTCATTGTATATTTCAGTAGGTTGTAAGTCTATATCTTTATCTTTACAAGGAGTCTCATTTTCAATACATTTGTTATATTGTTCTTTGTCTTTTGTAGATGTACAAACAGACCTCTTTGTTTTTTCAATCGGTAATTTTAAGTGCCATGGGTAATTTTTATTACATATAGTATAAGGTTCAAAATATACATCTCGTGTTTTACTAGACCCTTTCAATAATTCATTTTCAGTGAAATCGTTTAAATATACCTTTTGTGTATCTATAAGGTCATATGTATTACCATGTGGATATGATTCATATGTTTCAGATTCTATGTAATTTCCAAATATATCTTTTTGTCTAATTTTTCCATTGTAGCAATACTGATGAGAATCCGATTCTTTACATTTTACACGATCTATATCTTTAGGTAACTTTACTGGTAAAGAAGAATTATTCGGACTTTCATTTTCTAAAGGCAACAATTCAAAGTGTTCTTTTATAGACCATACGTATAGTACTAATAAAAAAATACATAATAAAAAAATAGTTTTTTTCATTATATTAATCATTTATAATAATGCTGGGCTACATTTACCAAATTGAACTCCACACTCATACCCAACACATCGCTCATTTTCATTGCAAACATAATTTTTGTATTTTGAATTTATAGTGTCTCCATAATTCGCTATACATTTATTTCCTACTCCACTAACATCTTCACTTATTTCAGAAGCCTCGTCAATTATTCCACTATATCTAGTTTCTTCACATTCTTTACTAATATTGGTTCCATTGATTAAATTTGAATTGTCTAAATAATTACATATATTAGTTTTTACGAACGATGAAGTACTCTCATCATATGCGATGACATTATTTCCACTTATTTCTGGGTCAATATAATCAGTCTTGTAAGGAGTTGTGAGTCCTCTAAAAAGATTAAAATACTCTTCGCCTGATATGCCGCTTGCGTATTTACCCATCATATCATAAGATAAGTTTCCAATGGATACCGAATTTAAAGACGAATTATTGGTGTTATATAATGCGGACCCTTCACAATATACTGGGTTCAAACTAGAATCAGAATCGCAATAAGGTTTAAAGTGACCATTTGAATTTTCAATAGGTGTATAGGTATTATCGTGACATTTTAATTTACCAAAACAATAAGAATACCGATTTGTGGTTTCGTCAAGCAATCCACTAATATCTTCGCTTTTATTCCAAAATCCATTGTTATCGGTATCGTTCATATCTACTTTTGAAATCACTATGTCTTTATAATTACCATTGAATGTATTTTTATTATTGGGTCTTGGATTCCATAAAAATAATTCTACTTTTTCAACCCCTTGAGTTGTAAACCCTGGAATATAAGATATATCGGTTATAGTGTCTAAATAAGATTGCGAAGCTCCTAAAATATATTTGTCTTCATTTCCTACACCATGAAAAAAAGAATTTTCATCCGAAGAAAGAACTATTCCAGAAAAACCGTCATCTGAACTATTGGAGGCAACCACATTAGTTGGCGTATTTTCATTGTCTTGAGACCATGTAATCGTACCTAATGGAGTAGTAGATTCATAAGTATCATAATAATTTATCTTCAAAATACGTTTTGAACTGAAGTCATAGTTAGAGTACAAACTACTATTATAATAATTGGGTTCATTTATTTTTCCATTAGAATCATATAAAGCATTTATATTTATACTAGTATTTCCTTTAAATGGACTTTCGTTATATTGGTCATTATAACTTTGTCTTAAAACTAATTCCCATTGACCAAACGGCGACGTTTCAGTAAATCCTTCTTTTGTAAAATATTCAATCAATGGTAATACTAAGAAACATATAAATACTATAATTAATAATGTTTTTATCTTATTTTTCATATTATAAATATACATTATTTTTTTTGTTTTAATATTCTAATTTGAGATTCCAATATTTTTTCTAATATTAAATTTTGTTGATACACCATTTGTTTGAGTTCCAATAATTCAGACGACATAATAGGTTGATTCGTTTGAGGAGTAGATTGATTCGTTTGAGGAGGTGGATTCGTTTGAGGAGTAGAGATGACAGGTCCGTCATTTGAATACATAACGGGTTCTTTTTTTATAGTTGCCATAGGTTCTTCATTTTGTCGTTCTTTTTGTTTTTCAGCAATAAGCTTATCTATGTCTTTTAAAGGTTCTTCTTCTACATTATCACTAAAATCTATAATAGGTCTTTTTTCGCTTGGTATTAAGTCTTTATAAGCTACTTCCTTTATTTTTACTCGTAAAATAGAAATAATCTCATTGATATCTTTCGTTTCTTCTATTGTTTTTTCAAAAAGTTCTTGTATTCTTGGAAGTTCATCTTCTCTGCATTGATCAAATACATTTTGCTTTAAACATTCATTCCATACTTGTGCTTTATATTCCATTATAATAGGTCATAGTTTATACCATTATATCATTTTATTATAAAATATATTTCGATACATATTCATTTTATGATCACTGATTCGATGAGTCAAAAAATAGTTTACTTTATGTTTTTGTTCTAGTAATTGTACAATTGTATATAAACAATACATACCACATTCTCCATCTTCATATTGATGCCTCATTTTATTTGTATATACTTTCATATCTATATTCAATTCTTGACATTCTCTAACAATACGTTGGGTTAATTTATAAATTTGATTTGGCATTTGTAACCCATTAGAGTCTAAATATAATATGTATTTATGATCTAAATTAATAAACATACATACCCAATGAGAACCACTTTTATCGTGTGTATCTAAATTAAAAATTATTCCTATATTTTTTTTTTGTTGTCTCATTTGTTCTTTTATACTTAAATGACAAATATCAGGCCATATACATCTGGAACCATATTTTTCATCAAAGTCAATCGGTGTTGGGCCTAAAAATCTAAACTGAGGATAGGTTTCCTCATATTGTTTCATCACATTAGCTATATCTACATTACTTAACCATTCAGATTTATTACTATTCCATGACGGAGGACTAATTGGCGCAAATAAATTCATTTTCATATCAAGTGTATTGTCTATCAAACATTTTTGATGACTACAAACGGATAAATAATGACGAAGTGTATTTATAATTTTTTTTTTTTTTTGGGTTTTGTTTGTTTTATG